GACCAAGAACAGTTTTCTTAAAACCGGCATACAGATCACTTTCCATGCCTGAACCGTTGGTATACATCTGCGAGCTGACAGAACTGTTCCAATTGCCGGCATAGAAACCACTTGCGTGGGTATAATCAATACCGCCTTGAACTGCAGCAGCATTTTGAGTTTGACTAATACCGCGGAAACGGTAGTCGCTTGTCAAACTAAAATTGCCATTTAGTCCTTCAGCATGAGCAACACCAAAAGTAGTTGCCAAAAGTGATGCGAGTAATACTTTCTTCATTGATTTTCCTTTTTAATTATTGTGCTGCGAGAGACTTGAAATAATCTAAATCTTCATCTTTTGTCGTAACTGCTGAATCTAAGACTTTAACTTCATCTTCAGTCCACGGACGCAATTGAACATCTTCAGCCTTAGTAGTTGCCATAGCACCTTCAAAGCCAAGCACTTTATCCAAACGAGTCTTCAGTTGTTCATAAGATTTGAATTGTTTCTTCTCGGTAAACTCTTTAAGAGAAAACTCTTTCTTCCACAATTCTTCCAACTTAGCATCATCACCGTCAAGAAGCGCAGACTTATCCGCGAATTCTGACTTATCATAATTACGATATCCCTCAACATTACGAATCTTCAATTTGAAGTTGGCACCTTCCCACAAATCAAATGGGTTTACAGGTGTTTCATCAGCGAATTCAGGATTCATCGCTTCAGAAATCTTATCGAAGATTTTCTTACCAAACTTATATAGTTTGATTTGACCTTCATTCTCAGGGTTGCTGGGATCAGAAACCACAAGAATGTTTGCAAGGTAAGAGAGCTTACGCTTCTGTTTACGAGCAACATCTTTGTTTGCTTCAATACCAGAGTTCCAAAGAGTATTGTTATGCTCACAAACTGGGCACTTGTCATTCAAAGTGGTCAGGCAGTTATCAATGAACCAACCACCAGGTCCTTGAAAGCCATGTGAGAAAGTGCGAACCCAAGGAAGTGCATCATCACCATCAACAGCAGGTGCAGGCAAGAAGCGAATCACCGCCATGCCGTTACCAGATTTGTCAACGCTGGGTTGCCACATTCTTGTGTCATCTTTAGAACCAGCCTCAGAAGTGGACTGGGTAGAAGCTTCAATCGCCTTGGTCAGTTTGTCCATAGAAGAACGATTGCGCTTTAGGTTTGCAAAACTACTCATTGTATTTCCTTTCGTATAAACGGAGTATGATTTTTTATATTACGTCTTATCCACATATGCATGATATAGTAATATTTAGTTGCTATGCAAGCAGCACTTTTAAAAGTTCTATAGTTCTGCCCACATCCTTATGAAGTATGCCGATGCCGCCTGCAGCATCAAAGCCTTCGATAACATCCGGTGTATCGTCAATCAGGATGATACCTTTGCCAGCATACTTACTTTTCTCTCTACGACCAGGCACGATGTTTGGTTTATATGCGATGTTATGCATTTTCAACCATGTTTCTTTCTGCCTAGTCACTTCATCATGGTGTTTCGGGCCACCGGATGAAGAGAGCATTTCTACATCAATTGCTGGATGTTGCTTACGCAGGAACAACAGCAATTGTTCACCGCCAGGGTACCAATCCAGTTTTTCGAAGTTACGACCCATAATAAAATCATGCCAGTTACCTGACCACATCTTGTTGTCACGCGATGCCTGATCTGGCATTACTGAATAGAGTTCTTTGTACCTCTTATTGAAATCACAGAGAACGCCATCCATATCCAAGTAAATCTTCATTGTTCAATCACCTTTTTCAACATCAGCCTGTATTTTACACTATCAAACGGTACAAATGCGGCATACTTGAGCATCTTCATTCGGTAATCTGGCCATCGAATGGTATCGGCAACATTCTTAGACCATGCCGGGAAGAAGTTAAGTAAGGCATTTAATATGACAAGTGTTTCAGGTTGAATTTCTTTTCTAAGTGCCATCAATAGCAGAACAGGGTATTCGCCATCTTCTACTCTTAGCACCTCATTCGGATCATCTAGCTCTTCGAACACCAAGTTACAATCATTCTCAAAACTGTATGTCATAGACTGCATATACTTCATTCGCCTAAGATAATGAACCTCAGCTTCAGACTTCAACAAGTCTCCTGCCCAAGTTTTTTCATTCACGATAAAATTGGCAACAAGAAAATTGATGTATTCATCTTCTTTATACTTGCGTGATAGTTTGTAGAAGTGATATTTGTCTTTACGATTTTCAAAACTGTCTACAGATATTCTAGACTTACCGTTATACTTAAAGTAGTCATAAGACTGTTGTGAAAAATGTAACTTCAACGCATTGTATATTGAGAAGGCTTCATATCCGGTCATATAGGCAAACGAGAACTTTTCTCTTTCAACATGTTATTATCAATCGCATCATTCTGAATTTTTGATTTGAGGTTTGAGTTAACTAATGATGCAGCAACCTCAATCTCCAGTCCAGTCTTTCTGCAATACTCTGTAACGGCTTCAATATGATTATAATCTGTTTCAGAAACTAACTTGTCAATCTCCTTAGCAAATTTAGACATTTCTTCTTTCGTTGGCATATTATTTCTTTGCTTGTGATGCTACATTGTGTGATTGAGCCGAAGCAGCAAATGCAACACAGATTACATCACGCTCACTTGCATAAGAACAACGAACTGATAGTGGGTCGATACCTTTTGCAATAGCACTATCAATGTTTTGCGACATTAGTTTCCTGTCGCTGATATGATAGTAACTTACGGAAGTAATCAAAGCAAGTACCATCAGGGTAATGCAAATTGGGAATGTCAAGTCTTCTTTCATACTAATTCTCCTTTGTTGTATGATTTGCGGTTATAAAAGATATGTCTACCGATGACATTTGTTCTAATCATGTTTGGCCATCGTGGGTTAACATAATCGGCATGATAGAACATCGCACCGTTGGATGGGTCTGTTACTCTTTCATAGTTGATGTAGACAAACATTGCTATTTCACGGACACCATTATACAACTTATTGTCACCATTTGTCAAGGCCTTGCTGGTCGCTATTGCCTTAGGTTTGTCTTCGCACCACCATGAAAACTGGCAAACATTTTGTATCTTTTGTTTAACTACGCCGCAGATACTGTCGGCAAATTTACCACTCTTCAAACGATTCATGGTAACAAATGCGACAGCGAGTTTACCTTCAGTTGGTTCCATTGCGGACTCAAAGTATATATTTTCAGCTAGGCATTCTACTTCTTCACGGGCATCTGGTGTTAGACTGCTATAGTATGTCTTAAATGGAAGTGAATATTTTGTTGATTCCACCATGTATACTGTAGTTAACATCAATGTTACTGCCATAGCCATAGTAAGTGTTATGCTTCTAAGCATTATTTCTCCTTGTGTGTAGACGGGGCGCGGAGAGATGCCACGCCCCTTCTTGTTACGCAGACTTCTTACTTGCCTTTGTTTCTACAGTAATATTCGAAACGAAACCATTAAGGGTTTGAGCCTTAACAATGATATCTAATTCAGAAGGATACTGTGGGAAGCCTGGGTGCGCTGGCGGGGTTTCGCCTTTGATTTTCGCGGTCTCACATTGCATGGACCAATCGTTGCTGATTTGCTCTCGCTTACCGTAGTAGTCATCAGAGAGCATTTCTTTCGCCATTTTTAATAGTTCAAGGCGAATCTCGAACGGTGTCATATTAGACATTGTGTTACTCCTGTGTGTGTTACCAGCTGTGTGTGATGCTGGTAGTTTATTTAGTAGGCCCAGGATACGAAAGAGTATCTGGTACCACTTTTTACTGCATCAACCCTATGTGGGAATAAAAAAACTGATGGAAATACGATTATTGTGCCTTTATGCATCTCAATAACTTGGTCTTTCCACATGACAAACTCACCACCAACAAAATCATCATTTAATTGACCAACAAAACTAAGCATCGGAATACCTTTCATTTCACCATCAAACATCGAGTGAATGTGGTCACAATGTTCAGCCATTACTCTATCTTCCGAATACTTATTGAATCGTATGCCAGAATATCCTGCCCAACTGTTGAACCAAGGAAAATTGATATCAGTCAGGTATCTACTAAGACCATCCCAAACTTTTTTCATCAATACTTCTCTTGTAGATACCTTATCATATGAAACATCCAACTCACGATTGCCACTTCTATCAGAATATGTACCATTCATATTATTATAGAATTGGTGTTGTTGCCATCCTAATTGTTCCATTTCTGCAACGGTCTTATCGCAGGTTTCATCATCAATAAAATTGTGATACACCTTCAAGTATGATTCAAGGTTTCTATCCATAATTAGTCCCAAAGACCTTCATAGTATTTACCAAACAAACGAAACCCATTAGTCATGCGTTTCTGGTGTTTCGTAAGACCATCTTTGTCAATCTTGAAAGTATCTTTTGGACCTTTCTTCATTTCCATGAAAGAGGCTTTTCCATTCTTGTCTAATGTATCAGAAGGCACCCATAGAATATCATGCTCACCAGAATAGTATTGCTGTTCCCAATCAACAGTCTTCTGTTCAAACGCCCAAATCATTTCATCCAAAACATAATCCCAACGGGCAAAATGATTGTCATCTGTGTCGTATTCTTCTTTCTTTGGAGGTGCAGAAGTGCTACGCAACTCAACAGGAACATCTTTGTCATCAACGAAAGGTGCACCATGCTTTGTTTCTTTCAATTGCTTGAGCATCGGAAGAACAATCAACGCAAGATTAGATTCCATATTCCAGGTATCATACTTGTCAATACGAATTTTGATTGTTCGTTCACGTTTTGATTCAATCCATTGACAAAGTTTAGTCAACCAAGTATCTTTTCCGTTCTTGTCCTCGGCTAACCAAGTGCCAAACTTATGAACCCAGTCTGGTTTACTTTTGAATCCATATTCATCTTTAACTTTAGGTGCCCAAAAGCAAAGTGCTTCAGCAATCTGATAAGGACCAATCCAATTTTTATACGGACCAATATAAACTTTCATCACACTCTCCAATTAGTGCCAGCTGATTCGGTGATAAGGACAGCTGGCGAAACCTCATCTAGTGCATTAAGCAGCTAGAGCGTATAACTCATCGTTTGCAGTTATAAAGTTTGCTTGATTAACGATCATCGCCTATCGTGCTGTCCACTCTGTTACTCTTTGCCCTGTCGAAACCAAGTCCGGCCCATCAGAAAGAACTCTTTAGTATAGTCTATAGCACTTGTCTGTCTCTATACAGGATGAAAAATTCTTTCTGGTGGACCTGGCGGGAGTCGAACCCGCGTCCAGAACATATTTCTCTTTGCTTCATACAGCAATAACTTACTCTTTTACATTGTAAAAAAGACTTTTTGCTATCCAGAACATATAGTTGACTACAACTAAGATGCCCCACATATAAACCCAATGCCAATTTTCAAACATAAAAACTCACTTACCTTGACCTCTATACTTTTTAAAACTAGTACGTCTGGT